GCTCTTTTTATCCACGAGACGAAAAATAGGCAAATCCCCTGAAGGAAGGTGACAAGATGACCGCGAAAGCTTGGAAGAGCAAGCTTAAGAAGCTGATGGAGGCAGTCGGCACATATCAATCTGCATTCGAACCAACTATCCAAGCTGCTGCCGAACTCCTCGAACAGCGTGACAATGTATATAGTCAGTATGTGGCAGAGGGATGTCAGGCAATGGTCATCAAGACGCTTGATCGTGGCAACCAGAACACAGCAGAGAATCCTCTGCTCAAGGTATGGCGTGACCTTCAGACTCAAGCCCTTAAGTACTTCCAGGAACTCGGACTGACAGCAGCGAGTCTGAAGAAGATCAATGAATCTGCTATCAAGGGCGGACCTGAGCTCTCCGCACTTGACAAGGCACTGGCGGCGCTCGATGGCTAAGGCTAAGGACTGGCAGTACTGGTCAGAGGTCCTCGAGTATGCAGAGAGCATTCGGGACGGCAGGAAGATAGCCTGCACTGAACTGAAGCAGGGTGTCGAGAGGTTCTTCAACGATCTTAAGAATCCGGAGTATGAGCTCAGTCACAAAGGTCCGGAATTCGTTATAGGAATCGTCGAGAAAACGATATGTCACCAGCAGGGTGAGATGATAGACGGAACTCCATTGAGAGGCAAGCCCTTCAAGCTGACCGCCTATCATAAGTTCATAGTGTATAACCTCCTAGGGTTTCTTCATAAGGGTACCACCAACGTGCGCTTCCACGAAGCTCTGATATTTATTCCCCGTAAGAATATCAAGACGAGCTTCGCCGGAGCGCTCGCCTGGGCGCTCTCACTCTGGTATCGCCGGAGCGGTTCGATGGGATATATCACATCGGCAGCGCTCAAGCAGTCAATGGAGAGCTTCGACTTCCTCACCTACAACGTCAAGAGGATGAAGCTTGACGAGAAGAACGGCGGCACCTTCAAGATACAGGACAACAGTATCGAGCACAGCATTGAGAACAGCTTCGCTGACGGCTCGATGAAAATACAGGCACTCGCAGCGAATCCTGATAAGCAGGACTCACTCAACTGCAACCTTGCCATCGTGGACGAGATCCACGCATTCAAGACTCCTAAGCAGTACAACCTGTTCAAGGAGGCAATGAAAGCCTATACTAATAAGCTCCTTATCGGAATAACCACAGCCGGCGACAATGAGCAGAGCTTCCTCGGGCGGAGGCTCGCTTATTGCCGCAAGGTCCTAAACGGAACCGTTAAGGACGAACAGTTATTCATATTCATGTGCTGTGCGAATCCGGACGAGAACGGAGACGTGGACTACACGAATCCGATAGTTCATGAGATGGCGAATCCCGGTTACGGTATCTCGATCAGACCGAACGAGATACTCCAGGACAGCTTACAGGCTCAGAACGATCCGCAGCAGCGCAAGGACTTCTTCTCGAAGTCCCTGAACGTGTTCACATCCTCGGTCAAGGCATACTTCAACATTGAAGACTTCAGGCGGAGCGATTCCAGATATAACTACTCGGAGCAGGACGCTATCCGTATGGTGAACGCATGGTACGGAGGCTCGGACTTGTCCAAGCTCCACGACTTGACTGCGACTGCGCTATTCGGTCATGCAGAGAGAGAAGACGTGTTCTTCATACTCCCACACGCCTTCTTCCCTGCTGCGCAGGCGGCACTGAAAGCTGACGAGGATGATATACCCCTGTTCGGCTGGAGAGACGACGGCTGGCTGACAATGAGCAACAACGCCGTCGTCAATCCTGCCGAGGTGGTCAACTGGTACAAGAAGAAACGAGCTGAGGGTTATCAGTTCCGTCAGATCGGACACGACAGGAAGTTCAGCCGCGAATACTTCATCGGCATGAAGGAGGGTGGCTTCAACATAGTAGACCAGCCTCAGTACTTCTACAAGAAGTCCGAGGGCTTCCGATTCATCGAACAGCTCGCGAAGCAGGGCAAGCTGTACTACTTCCATGCTGAACCCTTCGAGTACTGTGTGCAGAATGTATCTGCGGTCGAGAAGACCGACGACATGATACAGTATGAGAAGGTCCAGCCGAACCATAGAATTGATATCTTCGACGCTGCCGTGTTCGCAGCGGTAAGATATCTTGAAGACTTAGAGAATAACCGCACTGCCGCTCAATGGTGGAGCTGAGGAGGCTGACAATGGCGAAGAAGAACAAGAAAAAACAGGAAAGTCGGCAGGCTCAGGCTGCCGGAGGCGTAGCAGTATGGACAGGACTTGATGATATATGCTGCGAAGGCTATACCTCACTCGACAAGTGTCCTGAGATAATCACGGCAGTCGAGAAGATATCTCAGCTCATCTCAATGATAACTATTCACCTCATGGCGAATACAGAGCGTGGCGACGTCCGTGTTATCAACGAGCTGAGCCGCAAGATAGACATTGAGCCGAGTCCTATCATGACGAGGAAGTTATGGATGGAAGCGATCGTGAACAACCTGCTCCTCTACGGCAGAGGCAACAGCGTAGTCCTGCCGCACACGATGAACGGATATCTCGGCAGCCTTGAAGTAATACCTGCATATCAGGTACAGTTCAATGAAGACCTGAACAACCGCAGCTACCAGGTAAGCATCAACGGTGTGATGTACGAGCCGGACGAGGTCCTGCACTTCGTACATAATCCGGATCCATATTACCCGTGGAAGGGTAAGGGACTCACCTGCTACCTCAGGGACGTAGCTGACAACCTCAAGCAGGGCACGAAGACGACCAACGCCTTCATGAAGTCGCCGAAGCCGAGCGTTATCGTCAAGGTGGACGGATTCGCTCAGGAATTCGCCGGCAAGGAAGGCAGGCAGAAGCTGGTCGAGGATTATGTTATCGGCGCAGAGAACGGAACTCCGTGGATAATCCCTGCGAATCAGTTCCAGATAGAACAGATCAAACCGCTCAGCATCGCTGACCTGGCTATCAATGATACCATGACACTGGATAAGGCGACAGTCGCCTCAATATTACAGGTGCCGAAGTTCCTCCTGGGAATTGACAAGTTCGACCAGAAGGAGTGGGAGATGTTCGTCAGCACAACGATAAGAGCTATCGTGACGGAGCTCCAGCAGGAGATGACCAAGAAGCTGATAACATCGCCGAAGATGTATATCCGGTTCAACTACTGGTCGCTCATGGGCTGGGATCTCAGAACTATCTCCGATGTTCTCCTCGCCGGCTCAGACCGTGGATTCATCACCGGCAACGAGTACCGCGACCGCATTGGCTTCGAGCCTCGTGAGGGACTTGACGAGCTCAGGGTATTAGAGAACTATATTCCATACGATATGAGCGGAGCTCAGAAGAAGCTCATACAGGACGGTGAATGATATGCCGAAGGCATCATGCAGATACGAAGGGCGCAGCGGCGAATATGTTACCTGCAAGCTGAATCAAGGTCCGTGCGGTCATGTCAAGTACTGCCGGGCAGAGAGACGGTGGAAGCTGTCCGAGACGGCGATACAGTGTACGCTGCCGAGAAAATATAAGGAGGGTAAAAATGGACAATAATCTCCAGATACGAAGCAGCAGCTTCGAGTTCACAACGAGGGAAGACGGAGAGAATCCTGTTATCGAGGGTTACTTCTCTGTATTCAATACAACCTATGACATGGGCTGCGGAATGTCCGAGAGCGTCGCTCCGGGTGCATTCACGAAGTCCATAAGCAACGACGTGAGAGCTCTGATCAACCATGATACGACATTAGTGCTCGGAAGAACATCAGCTCACACACTTGAACTGCGCGAAGACAATCGCGGACTATGGGGAAAGATCAGTATCAATCCGAACGATACTGATGCAATGAACCTGTATGAACGTGTTAAGCGCGGCGATGTGAGTCAGTGTTCCTTCGGATTCAACATTGTGTCTGAGAATACCGATATTCGAGATGACGGCAGTGTTCACTGGACTATCACGGAGGCAGATCTTCACGAAGTAAGCGTATGTACATTCCCTGCATACGAGGAGACCGCAGTATCAGCCCGTGCTCATGACCTCCAGGAGATCAGGAAGCGCGAGTGTGAGAAGTGGCGTTCCGAGATGCTATCACGCTTGAAAGGAGCGAATCATAATGCTGAAAGCACTGATGCTTCGCAAGAAGCTTGATGCCAAGAAGAAGCAGCTGGAAGAATCCAGAGCGAAGGCAGAAGCCCTCGCAACCCGTGAGGCTGAACTTGAAGCTGCTATCAATGAGATCAACGACGAGTCTACTGACGAAGAGAAGCAGACCGTGGATGATGCTGTTAAGGAATTCGAAGCTGAGAAGGCAGAGAATGAGGAACAGACCAAGGCACTCGAGAAGGAGTGCGAAGATCTCGAGCGAGAACTCGCTGAGACCGAAGAAAAAACTAATACTCCTCCGCCTGCACAGGCAGACGGCGAAAGTAGAGGAAAGGAGCTTCCATCTATGAATCTTGATTATACAACTAAGAGAGCCGCAGAGCTCTTCGGTGCAATGTCTATCGAGCAGAGAACACAGATGTTCGAGCGCGAGGACGTTAAGAAGTTCAACGATGAGGTAAGAGCCGCTATCAAGGAAAAGAGAGCACTGTCAGAAGTTGGTCTCCTCGTTCCTACTGTATATCTCGGACTCATCCGTCAGAACATCGAAAGATATTCAAAGCTGTACAGACACGTATACGTAAGACCTCTCAAGGGTGAAGGTCGCCTCACAGTTATGGGCGGAATCCCTGAGGCAGTATGGACAGAGATGTGCGCTAAGCTGAATGAACTTGACCTCGGCTTCAACCAGGTTGAGGTAGACGGCTACAAGGTAGGCGGATTCATTCCTGTGTGCAACGCTAGCCTCGAGGACAGCGAGATAGACCTCGCAGCTGAGATAATCACTGCAATCGGTCAGGCAATCGGTATCGCACTCGACAAGGCTATCCTCTACGGTAAGGGTGTCAAGATGCCTCTCGGTATCGTAACAAGACTGTGTCAGACATCAGCTCCCGAGAATCAGTCACCTAAGGCTCGTCCGTGGATAGACCTCTCGACAACTAATGTCAAGTCACTCAGCGCATCACTCGAAGGACTCACACTGTATCGTCAGATCATGCTGGACTCAGCAGCTGCTAAGGGCAAGTACAGCAGAGGCGAGAAGGTATGGGTTATGAACGAGACCACATACACACAGCTCAAGGCTACTATGCTCAGCGTGAACTCTGCCGGCGCAGTAGTATCAGCTATCAACGCTACCCTTCCCGTTATCGGCGGTATCGTTGAGGTTCTCGAGTTCATTCCTGACAACATCATAATCGGCGGTTACTTCGACCTGTATCTCCTCGCTGAGAGAGCTGGAACAAGACTCGGTCAGTCCGAGCACGTTCGCTTCCTCGACGATCAGACAGTATTCAAGGGCACAGCAAGATACGACGGTCTCCCTGTTATCGCAGAGGGCTTCGTAGTTCTCGGACTCAACGGCACAGTTCCGACTTCCGATATGCTGTTCGCTCCTGATGAAGCTAATGCAGATATGCCTGTACCTGCAACAGTTACAGTTCTCGAGCAGAGTGATTCAGTATACGGCGTAGCTGTATCGAGCCTCCAGAGCGCTGACACAATGCTCAGCGGCAACACATTCTACGGCACACTTAAGTACATCGCTAGCGGCGAGCCTGCTACAACATGGGGACCTGGTTACTTCCTCGCAGTAGACTTCAGCGGCGTTGACTTCTCAGAGAATGAGGTTCGTGTGGGCGTAGTTCCGACAGCTGGTTCTGGCTTCGTAACAGTTACAGCTGGCGATACCAAGTCAATCTTCAAGATCACCAACAAGGATGCTCAGGTGCTTAAGATCACAACAACCAAGAACGGCGAGACCGTATCTGAGGTATTCAACCTCGCAGGACTTAAGCTCGAGAGCACAGGTGCTTGATGTATCGCGTCATAGAATACTTCACAGACTTGCAGGATGACAGTTATGCTTATAGCGTGGGAGATACCTTCCCACGCAAGGGCATAAAGGTTTCCGAAGACCGCTTGAAGGAACTTTCGAGCCCGAACAATAAGCGCGGAAGAGCACTTATCGAGGCTGTGAAGGTGGAAAAGCCTGCCGAGCCTAAGGTGGAAGAGCCTGCGGCAGAGGCAGAAGAACAGCCGAAGAAAAAGAAAAACAAAAGGAGCTGAAAGACATGACGGATCAGGACCTCTTGACAATGCTTAAGGTAGATCTGGGCTTCATAAGCAATGGAGAGACACGTATTGACACGAGATTATCTCAGCTCCTCCGTGTGGCAGAGGCTGAGATCAAGAAAGAGGGCGCAACAACCCTCAATAAGGCTCAGATAGACGACGCTCAGCTCATAGTCATGTATGCTGCATGGCTCTGGCGGAAGCGTGACACTCAGGAAGATATGCCGAGAATGGTCCGTTATGCGCTCAACAACCGAGTTTTTTCAGAGAAAATGGGTGGTGACGGCTCATGAGGGACGTTATCGCGTATCTTATCGGCAAGACTATCACACTTAACGGGTACAAGCAGGAAGTCGAAGTCGACACTCGCAGTGAGATCATGGCTCGCAAGGAGAGCGTATCAGCTGCGGAGTTCTACCGGGGCGGCGAAGCAGGTCTCAGACCTGAATTTCGTCTCACTACCGCAATAATCGACTATAACGGTGAACGTGAGGTCGAGCTTGACGGTGTCAAGTACGGTATATACAGGACTTACGAGGTCGACAAGGACTACATCGAGCTCTACTGTGAGCGTAAGGGTGGTGTGCAATGAACGATCTTGACGAGGCTCTGGAGAGCGTTCTCGATAACTACACATCAGAACTCCGCACAGCTATCAACGCTGATACGGAGGCGGCAGCACAACGGCTTCGGAAGGCAATATCTGCCGATGCACCTGTGAAGACAGGCAAGCAGAAGAAGTCGTGGAGAATAGCGAAGGAATACCTCGGCGGAATCGACCTCAAGACGGTAGTTCATTCAACGGACTATCGGAAGGTGCATCTTCTGGAGAACGGACACTTGACTAGGGACGGCAAGACCAGAACGAAGCCGACACACTACGTCAGCTCCAATGCGGAGCGCATCATTGCAGAATACGAACAGCAGATAATAGAGACAATTAAGGTGGTGAAGTGATGATTAATAGCATCGAAGAAGCAATAAGAAGAATCGTAACTATTACCGAACTCAGTAACAAGCTGGCATACGACCACTTCACGACAGCTCAGACACTGCCGTTCGCCTGTTATACATACGACTTCGTGACGGACGGAGCTGATGACTACAACGGCGTACAGTGGATAGACTTCAATCTTGAATTGTACTCGGATCCGAGGGACATCGCCCTCGAGAGAAAAATCCTCACTCGACTTGACGACGTAGTTGTGAAGTCAAGCAGTGATTATATAGAATCGGAGCGGATGTATCAGACGAGCTTCCGCTTCCGATTCCCGTATAAGCTTACTAACAATAATCCATGAAGGGAGAGATCATCATGGCAGGAATGGCAGGTAAAGGCTACTCCGCACAGAATAAGGACCGCCTTAAGGCGATCCCTCTCGGCTCTGGTAACGTCTATATGATAGCATACACCGAAGGCTCTTCAATGCCTACGGATGCGCAGTTCGAGCAGAACGTGAACATGATCGGACGTACTAAGGGCGGCGCTACATTCAGCTATACTCAGAGCTACTACACAGCAGTATCTGATGACGGTGTGGCTAAGAAGCGCAGACTCAACGAAGAGACAGCTTCGTTCTCATGGGGCATCATGACATGGGTTCCTGAGACTATCGCTAAGCTCCTCAGAACAGCGACAGCAAGTACTGGTTCAGAGGGCGACGATACAATATCCATCCTTGAGGGTGGCGGTATCGGCAACCAGCAGCCGAAGAAATACTGGTTCCACTTCGTAGGCGGCGACGACGTAGACGGTAAGATCACTCTGTCCGGTCTCGGTGAGAACATCGACGCACTCAGCGCAGCGTTCGCCAACGATAACGAGACAGTTCTTCAGCCGAACTTCGAGTTCGATCCTTACGACGCTGCCGGTCACCTCTATAAGTTCAAGATGGCAAATCAGCCGAACGTAACAACAGAGGCAGGCACTCCTAAGCTGACAGCTCTGAGCATCGGTTCACTGATACTGGATCCGACATTCGATGCTGACGTTAATAACTACACAACTGAGACAGAGAATTCTTCTGATACCGTAACAGCAACAGCTGGCAGCGGCGTTGATGTAGTTATCACAGTCAACGGCAATTCAATCACCAACGGAACAGCTCCGACATGGGGCGCAGGTGATAACCTCGTATCTGTTCAGCTGGCTTCTAAGGACGGCATGAACACATATTCAATCACAGTCACCAAGTCGTGACGGTCAGGGCGGAACGGCTGAACGTCGTTCCGCTTTTTTTATAGTCGCAGCGCTTGTGACGTTGAACAAGACGGGGCTCCTGATGCCTCGGCAGAGTAATTATATTCCCTTATAGGGTATGCCCTTAAAACGCATTTTAGGAGCTGTTTTATGAAGATTCAATTCAAGTTAAAATGCAAGAAAACAGTCGGACTTCCTCCGCCTACTGTCGACAGTTATTATAAGATATACTTCCCTGCTTCGGAGCAGGAAAAAACGGAAGGAATCATTGACTGGCTCGGCAGCGGAGACCTGGAAGCCCGTGCATATATAGAGCCCGAGGATATCCTTCGAGCTGAGGAGTTCCTGAGTGACTGGCTCAGGCTCAAGCGCAAGGAAGAAGAGTATATCCCTCCGCACGTAGCGACAGACGTCGTAGAGAAAACAGTATACAGCACGATATATCATGAGATGAAGTTCGTAGCTGACTACACTCTCATGAGCTTCGCAGAGATCAGGCAGATAGATGTCCTCCAGTTCTGGAGATACTACCGCGATGCAGTCATCTATCGAGCCAAGACCTCCGAAGGCGGCAAGGAATTCCTTGAACGGGCGTATAACAGTGTACAAACCAAGCCGGACATGGCGGCGATAGCTGAATTAATCAAGCAGCAGTGAAGGAAGTGAGATAATATGGCGAAAACGAAAATAGGCGGAATCACAGTCGAGATCGGCGCTGATACCTCCGACCTATCCAAGAAGCTGAAGGACGTCAATGCCGAGAGTAAGAAGACTACTGCGGAGCTGAAGAGTATCGACGCTGCACTCAAGCAGGCTCCGAACTCCCTCGAGCTCTGGAAGCAGAAGCAGGAAGCACTGTCGAAGGCAGTCGAGAACAGCAAGGCGAAGCTGGAAGCTCTTGTCTCGGAACAGGAGAATCTTAAGAAGGGACTCCAGGACGGAACAGTCACCGAGGAAGCATACAAGGCATACCAGCGTGAGATCGAGATAACGAAGGGACAGATAGAATCCGCAGAGAAGACGCTCAAGGAATTCACCGACACTCAGAACAAGGCAGGAAAAGCCACTGAGGAAGCCGGAGAGAAGGCTGAGAAGTCCTCCGAAGGATATACCGTCCTGAAGAACGCTGTCGCGAATCTCGCCTCCGAGGGTTTCGAGAAGCTCATGGTGGCAGCGAAGGACGCCTGGGAAGAGATAGACGAAGGCTATGATACTATCATAACCAAGACCGGAGCTACGGGCGACGCTCTCGAGAGCTTACAGAACACCGCCGATGCTGTATTCAAGTCGATGCCTGTCGAGATGAACGATGTCGGCGCAGCTGTCGGCGAGCTCAACACGAGGTTCGATGTTACCGGACAGGAGCTCGAAGACCTTGCGACTGACTTCCTGAAGTATTCACAGATCAATAATACTCAGGTATCGAGCAGCATCAAGAACGTAGCCGGGATAATGAAGTCTTTCGGCGAGGACATGGGGAACGCTGACAAGGTCCTCGATGCGCTCACTAAGGTCTCACAGACTACCGGCAAGGATATAAGCAGCCTCGAGTCTGAGCTCGCGAGTAATTCTGCAACATTCAAGGAACTGAACCTCGATATCAGACAGAGCGCGGAGCTCCTCGGACAGTTCGAGCGTGAGGGCGTTGATACATCAACGGCACTCGCCGGACTCAAGAAGGCTCAGCAGAATGCAGTAGCCGAAGGCAAGACCATGACGGACGTCCTCGGCGATACTATCAGCAGGATCAAGGATGCATCGTCCGAGACTGAGGCTCTCCAGATAGCAACGGACACCTTCGGCAAGAAGGGCGCTGCATCACTGGCGCAGGCTATACGTGAGCAGAGATTCAGCCTTGACGACCTCAAGGCAGGATATGAAGACCTCGGCGACGTAGTATCGAACACCTTCGAGGCTACTCAGGACGCTCCTGACAAGGTCAAGGTAGCTCTGAACAACCTCAAGCTGGAACTCGCTAAGATGGCGGAACAGGTTCTCCCGAAGATAGAGAAGCTCGTCTCGAAGGGTGTGCAGGACCTGCCGAAGATCGAGAAGACCGTCCGGGAGCTCCTGCCTCTCGTCAAGGGTGTGGGTGCTGCATACGCTGCCTGGAAGATAGGCAGTACAGTCAAGAACGGAGCTGATGCACTCAGGAAGTTCACCACAGAGATGAAGTCCGCAGAATTCGCGGCGACAAGTCTCGGCAAGGTGCTTGATGCGAGTGTTATCGGTATCATATCACTTATTGCTGCCGGTCTCGTAGACCTCGGCAGAGAGATGAAGAAGGCACAGGATGAATATGTGCCGACCGCTGAACGTATCAGCAAGGAAGTCGCTGACAGCTTCAAGGAACAGGACGAGGCTATCGAGGAAGTGCAGAAGAGCCTCGACGACCTCAACGAGAGCTTCAAGGATTCAGCTCAGGCGGCAGATATCGAAGCGGACAAGGCGAAGGATCTCTGGACTGAGCTCGACAAGCTGACAGACGCGAGCGGCAGAGTCAAGGACTCGGACAAGAAGAGGGCTGAATATATCCTCAACGAGCTGAACGAGGCTCTCGGTACCGAGTACACCATGACTGGCAACCAGATAGAGAGATACAAGGACCTCCAGAGCGAGATAGACAAGCTCATCGAGAAGAAGCGAGCAGCTGCCTATCTGGACGCATATCAGGCTCAAGCCGGTGAGATGGGACAGAATAAGGCTAAGGTGTATAACAAGTATCTCGACGCCTATACTGCTGAGAAGGCAGCTCAGGACGAATACGAACGCCTCTCGATGGAGAGGTTCGGCAAGGTGATGCCGGTAGACGAGTTCCTGAACTTCACGAAGACGACTTATGCAGATCCGAACGCTATCTGGAATATGCTCGATGTTCAGATGCAGACTGAGGCAGAAACTATCCAGAGGACAGGAGCGAAGAGGGCAAGGCTCGAAGAACAGTATAACACTATTAACGAGTACTTCGAGAGGCTCGACGCTGCACAGAGAGCATACACCGAGGGCAACTATGAGCAGGTCGAGCGGCGTCTCTACTACGACGAGGAAGCCAACGATGAGATCGTAGCCGATGCGGTGTCAACGAACGAAGAACTCGAGAAGATATACCAGGAACACCTGACGAAGATGCAGGCAGCCTTCGCGCTGGCTCGTTCAACGAACGCCAAGCTCGCGCAGTCGGACTACACGAACCTGCTGAAGTCATTCATCAACACAGCTGATGCCGGACTGAGAGCCGGTAAGTCCACAGGTGAGATATTCACGGACGAGTTCAAGGATCTCGTTCAGGAGATGATAGACAACGGATATGATATCTCTGAGCTCGTCTCATGGGGACAGGAATCCGGTGTGTGGGTAGGTGATGTATTCGGCTCGAACTTCGAGGACGACGTCCAGAAGCAGATAGATGCAGGCTTCGATGTTACCGACCTGCTGAAGTGGGGCGCGGAAGCCGGAGTGCTCTCGGCGACAGAATATGTCAAGTACTTCAAGGAGAACGTGAAGAGCGGTCTCAAGAGCTTCTATGAATCGGATGAGCAGGTATACGGTCCTCTGACGCTTGAGGATATGCTGAACAAGAGAAGCAGCAGCTCGTCATCATACGGACCTCAGAAGTATGCACTCGGCGGATATATCTCCCGAGGTAATGAGGGAATAGTCGCAGAGGCAGGTCCGGAGCTCCTCCAGGTAATGAACGGCGGCGTCAAGGTAACACCGCTGACAGACACAGCAACGAATACCTCAGTCGGAACGAATAAGACTGTTATCAATAACTTCTATAATTCAGTCGAGGCAACGGTATCGAGTGACTACGACGTATACAGCCTCGCTGAGGAGCTCGCACAGGCTGAGGACTACATCGCGCAAGGAAAGGGTGAGTAAGTATGAGCACATTCACATTCAAGGGCATAACAAGCGATTCTCTCGGGCTTATCATTACTCGCCCTATGGTTCGTCCTACATGGGCGCCTGAGGTAGAGTTCACAGCGATACCGGGCAATCCTCGCAAGAGCCCGTCCACGAAGTCATGGTATAACAACTCCAGGCTCACGGTGAGGGCAGTCATAGCTGATGCATCGACGTCCAGTGTGCGCGCGATATACTCTGCGCTCAGAGGGTACGGTACGCTGATTATATCAACAGCCTCAACGGAAGTCCTCAACGCTTACGTCAAGCTGCCCGTACCTGAAGCTCAGGCTCTGCTCATGGCAGAGCTCCCTATCGAGTTCGAGTGTGAGCCCTTCGCTTATGCTCTGACCGACAGTGAGGTCACGATAACGACAGCGACATCGAGCTATGCCGAAGTGTCGAACGGCGGCACAGCGTTCACGGATCCGCAGATAACATACATCGCGAGCGCAGCGTCTACGAATATCGACTGTAACGGCGTAGTAATGACGGTGACAACACCGACAGAGATAGTCAATGCAAGCTATCCGGACACATACTCGATAACTCTTGACTGCGAGGCTCAGCTCGCGTACTATACCAAGCCGAACGGAGACACGGTCGCCTGCACTGAGCTGACGACAGGGCTCTTCCCGAGACTTCATGCCGGCAGCAACTGGATGAAGCACAGCGGAGCTCAGTCAATGACGGTGACCTATCGTGAGAGGTGGTTCTGATGCCGACAAGAGAATATACAGCGGTCACTCCCTTCACTATACAGGCTATCGGAGAGAATATCATCGACTGGAGTATGCACGGAGGCGTCGGCGGCTCCGGTATCGGCGTGAACAAGTGCTGGGGCGGTTACGAGGACGCATACTACGATCCTGACACAGGAGAGCGTTCTGATACTCCTATCCCTCTCGGATATGAGACATGGCACGCAAGCAAGAATCTTCTCTATGTCAAGCCGAACACCTGGTACACGTTCAAGAATATCCAGCAAGGGGATATTACTTCGGCAGTCCCTAAGAACGTCCTTGAATATGACGAGAACGGTGACTTCATAAGGTCACAGGGCGCTCCTGATAAGTGGTGGTATGTATATCAGGCAACATTCAGGACGTCCGAGAATACGTATATGATACGTGTCCAGACTGCATACAACGGTGATGTTATATCACACGATCATTATATAGATGTTGACTTCATGCTTAACGAAGGCGAGGAGGTCCTCCCCTACGAGCCTGCCGTCTTAGGTATGACGCTGACAGTAACGGGTGCCGAGGATTCATCAACTTTCAACATATCATTAGATCAGCCGCTGGGACCTGAGGACACGATATCCATGACCTCGACAGGGCTGACGATACCGACATACTTCGGAGCGAATACAATAACGACAGATTCCTACGATTCTCAGCCGACGATGTATGTCAAGTATCTCGGCGGTGAGGTATACGCTGCCGAACGTCCAGAGCAGATAGATATATATGATATCTCTGAGCCTCAGCTCGGGTTCAATCACAACGGTATCGCTATACTGATGCCGTCCGACATCACTTCCATGAAGGAAGACAAGGGGCGCTGGGATATCACGATGAAGCATCCGGTGGATGTATACGGCAAGTGGACATATATCGCTGCACAGAATATCATCAAGCTTCACGGGCAGCTGTTCCGCATCGACCAGGTCGAGATCAACGCTGACAAGGACAAGGAATACGTTCAGGCTCATGCGAACCACATCACATACGACCTCAAGGACTGGTGGATAGAAGAGGCTAAGTTCAGCACGAACACCGGCAACGACTACATCGCACAGCTGTTCTCACATCGAATTCACGACTTCCCGAACCAGCAGGCAGTAGTCGGCGAGTACAGCTTCGACGTGACATCGAACCTGTCCAAGTCGATGAAGGCTGACCTGAAGGACCAGTCATACATCGAGGCACTCTACGGAGCCGACAGCTCCCTCGCGGTCAGGTACGAAGGCGAGGTATACAGGAATAACTTCCACGTCAGCATCAACAGCACGATGGAAGGAGCTCCTGCGAATGCGTTCGCTATACGGTACGGCACAGATCTGACGAAGATATCATTCAAGATAGACTACTCGAACTGGATAACTAACCTGGTATGTGTGGATAATCTCGGCGGACTCTGGGCGACATGGTACGGCGGCAGCGTTCTGCCACATCACCATAAGACGAAGCGAGTACACTTCACGTATGAGGCGCTCGACAGTCCTGAGGCAGAGATGCAGAGGCTCATAGCTGACGGCGAAGCTTACTGGGCGACAGTATCAGCTCCTGCGGTATCGGTCGAGGTCAACGTGGCGAATATCAAGAACGATCCCAAGTATGCGGACTTCCTTAACCTTCAGAACTTCGATGTCGGCTATAAGGGAACGATATATGTAGAGCATCTCGGAATCAACGTCGAGATGAAGATCAACTCCATCAAGAGGAACGAGCTCACCGGTGAAGGAATCACTATCAAGCTCGGAAGCACTCAGCGCTCGCTGATAAGAGCGACAGTACTCTCCGGAACGATAGTATCACCGAACAGCGTTGAGGGCACGAACGTCGCGAACAACCAGGCTCTCGAGAGTGAGATCGAAGATACTCAGACCATCATCATGGCAGAGAGCATCGAGAAAATGGAGCTGTTCAAGGTGTCAGACCTCGAGAAGAGGACTATCAACGAATTGGAGGGAAACTAAGTGGCAACGACATATACAACGAACTACCACCTCGGAAAGCAGACCGACCACAGTGATAAGTTCCTGATGTCAGTCATCACTGACAATATGGACGCTATCGACACTGCTATGAAGGCGAATGCCGACGCTGCGGCAGCGGTCACACCTGAGGTGCAGACAAGTACTATCGACAGTACAGCGCTGGCTACACTGTTCAGCGGAACGGTGACCGGACTACTCTCGGAAGCGGTCTCTGGTACTGTGAACGACGTCTACGGACTGGTCAGAGCATATATGCTGACCTCGACGGACGCCATGCAGATACTGGAAGCAGTGGACGGTACACGGAGGACGAGGTACTACACGAACTCTGCATGGGGTGCGTGGGTAGACTCCTCAGGAGGATCCTCGACGCACGTCCTGGAAGATGAACCGCCTCTGACGTTCCCATCAGACGGCACTCCTATAACTCAGTGGCTTATCAGAGGTAATACCGGCGGTGTGGGTGATGCTGTGAGCAGCACGAACCTGTTCAATAGTCCGCTCCAGAATCAGTTCTACGATCCTTCAACAGGACAGCCGAGCTCAACTCCGAACGTGGTATCAAGTGTAGACCTGATACCTGTCAGCGGCGAAACGTACTACACAGCAGCTCCGCACTTCGTAACATCTCAGCCCTTGGCTGGATGCTTCATACTGGAATACGACTCCTCGCAAGCATTCCTGAAGAATACATCGGCTCAGGGAACCTGTACAGTATATACCCGGAGCGATACCAGATATGTGAGGATCCAGTACGGATTATCGAGCGGCACGTACTCGACAGATACCATCGACGACTTCATGCTGAATCTAGGACAGTCCGCTGAGACCTACGAGCCATACGCTGAAGGATATGAGATACCGATAACAGTGACCAGCGGCGGCTCGTCCGATACAGTCACGATCAGCGTGGATGCCCCTCTCGGAGCCGGTGATACACTGAGCAATGAGGACTATCCGCTGAGCATACCTACATACTCAGGCAGCTGCACTCTCAGCGTCGGAACTACCGTCCAGCCCGAGAGTGTCAAGATAGCATACACATAATAATCTAAGGAGGAAATACTATGAGTGATAACTTACAGCCTTACGGCACACAGGACACAGCTCCGCCTTCGGAGCCGCTTACCAGAGAGGAACAGTACCTCTCAGCTATCGCAGGAGTGACAGCTGCGACAGATATCCCCGAGAAGCCACTGACCAGAGTCGAGGAGTACCTCAACAAGATCGTCGAGAACGGCGGAGGCGGCGGTGGCGGAGGAACCACCGACTATAACGACTTATCGAATAAGCCGAAGCTGAACAACACAGAGCTCGCCGGAAGCCTCTCTCTGAGTGATGTCGGAGCTCAGGCAGCGCTCGATACTGACCAGATGGCAGCAGTTAATTCGGGCATCACTTCCGAGAAACTCGGAACCGTAGAAAACGACATTTCAACGCTTCAGGGCAAGACGGTTGGAATGTCTGAGGGCGGTTCTGATTACATAGTTGTCGGTGGCATCAGAGTATATGTCAAGGCAACCGCACCAACGGGTGACATACCCACAGGCTCACTATGGATAGGTGGGTGAGTTGAATGGCTGATTTAACACGAAAAACGGCGAATTTGTTTGATAAAGATACTGCTATTACTGTAAATGGTACTACACTTTATACAACTAATCAGTGGCGAGGCGAAAGCACAGGTATAGTATTAAAAATACCATGTGAAACTAATACTCAGTATACATTATCAATTCCCAATTATACGGGCGATATTTGGAGAATATCTTTATGTAATACCGATTCTACACCGCCGCCAACAATATCTGTTAATACAGTTACGAGTTCTAAGCCGTCAAATAATGCTACAACATTTTCTACACAAAACGATACAGAATATATACTATTTCAAGGCAACGGCGCGCTAATTGATTCAATTATTGATAATTTAATGTTAAATACAGGTTCACAGCCTTTACCCTACGAACCCTACGGTTGGGTTCACAGCCTCCGAAAATTCGAGAGCAAGTCAGAAACCATACAGTCAGGTGACATCTTATATGCAGACGGTACGTCAATAAGCAACTATACAATCAAGGGCAACACAACGCAGTCAGGCACACCGTCTCCGAGTAATCCCGTTCCCGTTGTTGGTGTGGGCGAGAGGACGGAGAACCTTTGTCTTGCAACTCAAAGTAATGCGATTACTAGTGGCAATTATAATAACTATACTGTTTCAGATTATACTGTATATGCAACAGGTACAACATTATTTGGTTTTATAGTACCAGTTTCCCCAAATACTACATATACTTGTTATTCTCAAAGTAATAAAATTTCTGTACAATATAGAATTCGTGAGTATAGTAGTATACCCACAACATATACTGGCGACAATTTTATTGCTCAACCTATTAACCAAAATTATAACAATGGTAGGTCGGCAACATTTACAACAAGTAGTGAAACAACATATATACTTTTTGCATTTTATGTTGACTCAAGTTGGACACCAGCGGAAATTACAAATATTATGCTTATACAAGGCTCAACAGCCCCGACAAGTTATATTCCCTATGGCTATAAAATCCCGATTTCAACGGTTCAGACTACTAACATTTATCTTGGCAGTATAAGCAGTACAAGGAAGATTAAGAAGTATGTGTTTACAGGTCAAGAAGCAGATTTGAGAATACCTGCTGCGATTACAGCGACAAATGCAATTCAAGCACCAACAACTATGAGCGATTACGAGAGAGAGCCTTTTATTTGCTCACATATGCAAGTAACGAACAGCTCAAGTGGAAGTTCTACGCATGGATACTATGGACAATACCTGACACTTTGCTTTGCTCTTAGTATGGGCTTAGACACACTTGACAAAGCAAGAACCTACTTACAACAGCAATACGCAAACGGAACACCAGTCACCGTCTGGTATGTATTATCAGAACCCACAACAGGCATAGTAAATGAACCGCTAATGAAAATAGGCGACTACGCCGATAGCATAAGCAACGCCGCAAGCATACCCACAACAGAAGGCGCTAACACGATAACAGTTGACACAACAGTACAGCCTTCTGAGGTAACAATGACTTGGACGGGTTGGCATGATAGCAGCGTAAAAGAGTGGGACGGTACAAACTGGCAGTAGCTAAAGCTTTAAAATGAGAGTTTTTATCGTTCAGAAGAAAGGAGCTGAGAGTATATGCAGTATGTTATTATGCTGGTCATAGTCGCATGGCTCGCCATTGCCGACTTCATCACCGGTATGATCAAGGCTTACGTCACAGGAACGCTGAGCTCCTCCAAGATGCGGAAGGGCGGCGTCAACAAGGTCGGCGAGCTGGTGGTAATGACTACCGGCTGCGGACTGGAAGCAGGTATCAAGGCTCTCGGCAAGTATTACGACACATCAACACAACTCGCTTCATTCGCAGGAACAGCCATAGCCTTACTTGTCTTCAGCTACATACTTGTTATGGAGGTTATCTCTATCCTTGAGAACTACGCAGAGATTAATCCGGACGCTGCCGGATGGATCACCAAGCTGCTCACGCGTCTCAAGAGGAACAACGACAAGGAGGACTAAGTATGAATTCACCTTATGAAGGTCGCTTCAGGATCACTCAGACATTCAAGCAGGCTGCGCATGACGGTCTCGATCTGGTAGGGCTTGACTCGAAGGAAATCCACGCAACCGCAGCCGGAAAGATAGTTCATGCAGGTTGGGAAAATGCTCAGAATCATAATCAGGGCTTCGGTCAGTATGTTGTTATTCTTGCAGGTGGCTGGTACTATCATTATGGTCACCTGTCTGAGATCCGGTGCAAGGTCGGACAGGAAGTGAAGGTCACTGACGTCATCGGCATCGAGGGCTCCACAGGTAACTCCACAGGCTCACACTGCCACTACTGCATCAGGAAGTCGATGTCCCCGGGCACGTTCCTTGATGTGTGCTCTATCAGTGGCATACCGAACGTCGAGGGCGGTGTCTATGACGACGGCTGGCGCTCAGGTCAGAAGCCGACAGAAAAGAAGAAGTCCGTCAAGGTCACGGTCGAGTATGACGACCATACGTTCAGCGGACTTCTGGAAGAAATCTAGATACGCAATAGCTATCCTTTCATAACGAGAAAGCCCTTCCATCAGGAAGGGTTTTTTCGGTACAAGTGTCGTAGTAAGTGTCGTAGTAGGCATTTTGTCGTAAAAAAACCGCCTGTGAGGAAGTCTCACAAGCGGCTATTTTAAGCGGACAGAGAGGGATTCGAACCCTCGATACGCTATTAACGTATACACGAGTTCCAGTCTGATTTTTGAAAAAATAAAAATTCATGATTTCACGTTAAATCAACGGTATATAGGCGTTTCTCGAAATGGCTCATTTTAGAAAAACTGAAAAAAACTGTATTTAGTGTCGTAGTAAGTGTCGTAGTAAGTGTCGTAGTTATTAACCACACACCTTATGAGTTATCGGTGGAGTATCATCGTCCTCTGAGTCAAGCTTGAGTTGCTTCCTGAGGACTTCAATATCATTATGAACATATATGCTGGCGGTCACTGATATGTCAGAGTGTCCCATGACTCTCTGGATGGTGTAGATATCAATTCCGCGAGCTCTACTCAATGTGCCGTATGTATGACGGATCTCGTGAGGTGTCAATCTCGGGACATCTATTTCTTCACACATTTTTTCCATAAATCTGGCAAAGTCACGATCATAAGTGGAAGGTGACAGTACTCCGTCATTGCCTAGCACATATTCATTGCCGCACTGGAATTGCTTGAGATAATTCAGAAAATCAGCAGAAAAAGGAATATATCTATCCGATGTCTTCGACTTAGGTTTGTCAATGACTAACTTACCCTTCGTCTGAACGACAGCTCTCTGAATATGCATAACCTGCATATCGAAGTTGATATCCGACCACATAAGCCCTAAGAGTTCGGAACGGCGTACTCCTGTATTAAGATATGCAACGATATCTAATCTATCATGCTTCATGCAATACTCTTCAACCATCGCTGCCTGTTCTTCTGTCCAGACGTGTTTCTCTGCCTCCGGAGCGACCTTCGGGAACTTGATACCCTTGACAGGATTCTTGTAGCAAAGGTCATTATCAATAGCAGCGTCAAAGATTGACTTAAGAATCAACTTATGCTTGTCAAGAGTCTTCTTAGCAAGCGGCTTCCCTGAGTGTTGACACACACTATTGAAATAATTCTGAATATCTACCTGCTTAATGTCAGCTATATGAGCTGAACCAAAATACGGAATAATATACTTATCGACATTCGACTTGTATGTGAATAGATATGTATGTTCCTTAACCGTTCCCTTCTTATACGTCTCGAGCCACTTCTTCGCCCAAGTCGAGAACGCTGTGACAGGTGCCTCAGGAGCCTCTCCTGTGGCGTCACGCACTGCCTGATTAATCTTATATTGTTCTGCCTTAGCCTTAGCGTCAGCCTTGCTTATCGAGCTGTAAAAGCTCTTGCGAATGAGCTTACCGTCGAACGTCTTACCGACTGTCACCTTGACTTCATATACACCGTCCTTGCGGTTCGGTTCTTCCTTCTTAGGTCTTGCCATAACATACGCCTCCTTGACATTAACGAGGAACTATGTTAGAATTATCATGTACTGAATAATCCCAACATATCCTTTTACCTTAAGTCCTTCGCGGTTCCTGCCGTGAAGGGCTTTTTTTTATAACTGCTTAATGACTTTCTTCGCAACTCCTATGATTTTTATGTTCTGTACTAAGTCTCCAGATATATCTATTGGAGGATATGTAGGATTAACTGCTTCAAGATGTCGTTCTTTTCTAGTTTCTATTACTCGTCTTATTATATTACTTCCATTATATTTAACTACAACTATATCTCCGTGCCTGAAGTGGTCCTGCTTCCGAATTACTAGAATATCTTTATTTTCTAACTTCGGGTACATTGACTCACCACTAACTCTAACTGCTATTGTTTTCTTTGCTTCCTTGCCATCATCGAAGTATTCAGGCATGATATCGTAGAAATCGTCACTGAATTCAGGTGTATTCATATCATATATAGGAATCATGAATACGAGCCTTCCGTTGATCGTCGCAACCTTCTGCTTCGCTTCGCTTGTAACGCCAAGCATTTCATCAGCTGAGACACCGAACTCTTGACAGATCTGTCTGAGCAGCGCCGAACCTACATCTCGAGTTCCCTGTTCGTATGAGCGATAAGTTCGCAACGGGATCCCGAGAATATCAGCCATGCCGCTCTGTGTCAATTTTAAGTCCTCTCGGATTTTTTTTAGCCTAGAATAGTCGATTGCCATATTTTCACCTCCTTGACTGTGCTTATTATAACACAGTTTGTGTATTCATGTCAATAGTTTTCAAAAAATTTACATTTTGTTAAATCTAAACAAAAAAAAAAAAAAAAACATTAACTATTTGGCAAAAAATCGAATTGCGTAACACTCGTTCTGTGTGCTATAATAAAATTACGGCACAAGCAGTACCACGCACAGTGTCACATCTAACTAAGAGGAGGAATATGAGATGGAATATGTTTTCCACAACATTCGGGCGGAATGTGCTCGAATCGACTTATCAATCACACGATTCTGCGAAGAGATCGGAGTCCCGAGGAAGACCTGGTATCTGTGGATGGAAAAGGGGGACCTTCCGACCAGCGTACTTGTCAAGGCAGCGAGGAGACTAAGGGTAAGCGCCGACGTACTTCTTGAACTGTCCTTTGGCAATTAATGGGGGGCGATATTATGACCGGTACAGACAAGGTCAGAGAATATCTGAACAAGGACACTGACAAGCTCGCCGAGATCGTTGAGGAGCATCCCTTCCAGATTCCAGTCAAGGTACTGGCAGACTGGTGGCATTGCAGTGAGGATAGTGTGCGCAATGCTATCCTCCAGCACGGTTATCTCGGCATCGCGCAGAAAAGACCAGGCAAGGTCAACGCTGGCTTCGTCATTCCGACGGGGCACTTCGTCCGCTGGTGGACGTGCAAGTTCGGAATATGAGGAGGCATAGAATGATCGAACTACTCGGCTGCTCACTCATTATATTACTACTATACATCATAGCATACTGCATACATAGTCTCTGTATAGTCTTACGACAGCGGTCAGTGTACAAGACGGCAGCGAGGAGAGCGGCATCGAGACCGAGAATATACAAGGAAGTCCACGACAAGTGGGAGCTGGAACGAGCCCGTCGTGAACTTTTTGAAAACTTATTGAAATGAGGTATAAGAAATGGAAATGACTAATGGTGAGATAGTAACATCTTACAAACAGGCTAAGCATAAGGCAGCACAGATAGGAATACTCGCGGAGCTGAACAGGTGCTCCAACAAGAAGATCGTTGAGATACTCGTTGACGGTGGTATCAAGCCTTCCGGACTGAATCGAGTCAAGGGTGAGCTCAAGAAGACGGAGTCTATACCAGTATCGGAACCGGAACAGGAACCAGCTTCGGAACCGAAGCAGGAACCAGTGAAGGAAGATCCGACACCGATCAAGGCACTCGCTACACTGTACCGTGAAGCGCAGCGTCTCATGAAGCAGAAGCAGGACATCGAGGACGAGCTCGCGGCTCTCGACGTTCAGCTGAACAAGATCAGCGATTACATCGCAGGAAGAAACAATGAGTGATTATATGAAGGCTGCGAAGATATTAGCGTACCTGATAAGCAAGGGCAACTACGCCATCAAGCTCGAGGTCGAGGATATACTGGCGAAGGCAACCCCTGCGGAGCTGGACTTCTATTATTACTGGATATGCGAGGCAAGATAATGAAGGCAATACAGCTCGATAATGCCGGAGCTCGGAAGGTGAACATCGAGAATACACTGGAGGCGATGCAGAGTACCGTCGGCGGATTCATCGAGGCAGTGACACTCATTCCGGGAGTGTGCGCGATGCTCGTCAATGAAGAAGGACTGCTGCTCAGCATGAAGCCGAACATCTTAGCGTCACATCTCGCCCGTCAGCGTATCGTAGGACCTGCGATAGTCGTCGGCGTGAATGGAGACGAGTTCACCGATATTCCCTCCGAGATAGCTCGGCATATAATGATCAGGTATAGGACTACATAAGCGAAAAGGTCTCCCGAAGGAGACCAATTCGAAAAAAACCATTTGTTATTATAACACACATAAGGAGATATGTCAAGCATGGATACAGAAACCGCAAAAAAAATTGTTGAACAGGTATTCGAGATCGGCGAGAGCTCAGAACACTACGCTGCCGCCGACTTCTCAACAAATAAGAAGACCTTCGCAGTGAGGGTATTCATACACAGCAAGGACAAGTCAGGCCTCTCGGCAGGACTGGCGGACGCTCCGAGATATTTCTACTCAGATTCAAGCTACTCACTTCACAACGACTGGCTCAATGAATGGAAGGACCAGATAAGAGCGGAGCGTGGAGGACATTGACGTTAACGGACATAGACGGCGTGGAGTTCGAGCTGGACGCTGATGCGATAACCGAAGTATGGAACCGGAAGAGCTTCCGTGCCGTCGTCACATCCGTCGGAGACCATCTACTGGTCAAGGAACGGGTGGGGACAATAATATATAGGGCACTGGAGGAAATGAGGTATGGATGTTATGAAATGGGATGGATCTACCAATGCAAGAGACATCCTTAAGGCACTACTATATTACATAGACGAAGACGACAAGGTCTCGGTCAAGACTAAGTCATACGGCGACTTCGCTCTGGATCTGAGACGGGCTCACAGGAATGAGAGCATGGGGAACTCGAAATATCACATCGAGGGCAAGAACACGAAGGTCCTCATTGAGCTCCACGAATACGGCGGAGTCACCTATGAGCTGACATGGAACAAGGCAGCGAAGCTGTTACATAGTTTTTTCAATAATAAGGGAGGTAAATAATATGCCGCGATTATTCGAGATAGCAGATGAATTCAACGAACTATTCAACAAGTACGACGACATCCAGGAGATGGAACTCGACAGCGAAGACGAATCAGCTGATGCAGAGGCTCAGAGAATGGAGCTCCTTCAGGCGTGGTTCGATACCCTTGACGGCATCGAGGGAGAATTCGAGGTCAAGGCAGAGAACACGGCGCAGTACATCAAGTCACTGAAGGCTGAGGAGGCAGCTATCAAGGCTGAGGAAGCCAAGCTACACAAGAGACGTAAGACCTATGAACGCAAGATAGAGAATATGAGTACCTATCTGAGGAACTGTATGCAGATGATGAACCTTAAGAAGATTGATATGCCTAAGGCTCGAATCACTTTGCGGAACAACGCTCCGAAGCTCGTTATCACTGACGAGCTGAGCTTCATAGATATGCTCCAGAAGACCGACCGCGACTACCTGCTCAAGTATTCAGCTCCAGAGATCAACAAGACAGCAGTCAAGAATCTGATTAAAGAAGGCGAAAACTTCGATGGTGCATTCCTGGAAGCGAGTCAATCACTCGTTATCGCTTAAGGGGAGGAATGTCTTATAAGTAAGGTGGTATGTGTCGCAGGTGAGAGCGGCAGCGGTAAGACTACATCGCTGCGGAATCTCAATCCTGCGACAACTTATATATTCGATGCTGACAAGAAGGGGCTGTCATGGCGAGGCTGGAAGAAGCAGTATAATCTCGAGAAGAAGAACTACTACTGCTGCGACGACGCTGAGACGATATACAAGTACATGATAGGTATAGCTCAGACTCGTCCGGATATCAAGGTCATAGTCATTGACACGATAGGCAGCATCATGGTCGCGGATGAGATGCGGCGAATGAAGGAGAAGGGCTACGACAAGTGGCAGGATCTCGCTCAGTGTATATGGAATCTGGTCGATGTGGCGTATATGCTGCGGAACGACCTGACTATCGTATTCATGGCTCACACTCAGACAGAGCGCGACGAGTCAGGGTTCCTGTTCACGAGGATCAAGACAAGCGGCAAGAAGCTTGAGAAGATCTGCCTGGAATCCAAGTTCACAACGGTACTCATAGCGAAATGTAATAACGGGGAGTATGTCTTCGAGACTCACGCCAAGAACTCAACAGCGAAGTCACCGATGGGGCTGTTCGAGGCGGACGAGATCCCGAACGACATCAGAGAAGTCATTAAGGCTCTGGAAGCCTACGAAATGGAGGAATAACAATGATTAAAAAATTCGGTGGTTATGATGAGATTCAGGTATTCGAGGGCGGCGCAAGCATCGAGCCTGGCGGATATGAGCTCCAGATAATCGGAGCGAAGGTCGAGCAGCATCCGAACTGTGAGATCCTTAAAGTGGCATTCGATATAATCAATGATGATAAGTATGCAGGCTTCTACTCGACGAGGTTCAAGTCGGCTAAGGCTCAGAATCCAAACGCGAAGTGGGGCGGCGTCTTCGATGTGTTCATTCCGAAGGACGACGGCACAGAGTACGACGGATATACCAAGCAGGCGTTCAAGAGGTTCATCACCAGCGTTGAGCGCTCAAATCAGGGGTACCAGTGGGACTGGAACGAGAACTCCCTCAACGGTAAGACCTTCGGCGGCGTCTTCGGCAAGGAACAGTTCGAGACGAAGGACGGCTCCCTCAAGTTCACAGTGAAGTGCCGCTTCCCGAGAAGCATAGAATCAATCCGTTCCGGTAACTACTCGATACCGGAAGACAAGCTCTACGATAAGCCGAGAACGGCAGCAATACCTGACATGGGTTCAGCATACAGCGACCTGAGCGGCTTCGAGACGATTAATACTGACGGTCCTGTTCCCTTCTGAGAAGGGGGCAGGCTCCATTGAATATAAATCTCTATTCAGACGAATTAATTCGATATCAGAACTTCATATCGAAGTTCAAGATAATCAAGGAATCACGCGAGGAGCTCTTATGCAGCTGCCCGAGCTGCGGCAAGGACAAGCTGTATATGTCATATTCAGAAGTTAAGAATAAACCAGGCACACACACAATGCTTCTGGACTGTAAGCACGGCTGTAAGTGTAAGGATATACTTGCAGCCGCAGGGCTCGAACCAAAGGACTTATATCTGACACAGTTCAAGAGAGCTCCGGGCTGGAAGGACTGCGCGGATATCAGGTCACATCAGTACAACAACGCTGACGGAACGAGATTCGGGCGGAAGGACGTCTATAAGTTCCATACTCCGTGTGTCACAGAGAAGAAGACCTACTACCCGGGGGAAAAACAAGCCCTCTGGTATCTCTGGGAACCGAACGACGGAGCATATAACAAGAAGGCTGGACTTAATAAGCGCAAGATACCGCTCTATCATCTTGACCGTATCAGTGACAAGAAGATAATATTCATCCCTGAAGGTGAGAAGGACGTTGAGACACTCGAACACCTCGGCTACGCTGCGACGACCAACGGCGGCGGCGCTGCCGAGAACTGGAAGAGTGCAGGATATGCCAAGTACCTGAAGGGTGCAGAGATGATATATATACTCTGCGACAACGACGAGCCCGGGCGGAACCGGGGCGTCAAGGTAGGCAACTACCTGCTGTCTTATGAGATACCGTGCAAGATAATCAACGCTGTCGATATATATGCCGAGTGCGGTGAGAAATGGGATATCACAGATATCTGTAACAAGGTCGGCGATGCCAAGACGAAGGAGCTGCTCGATGCAGCTGTCGCTAAGGTCACCGACTACAAGCCACAGCCTGAGGTAGAATACATCGAAGAAAAGCCGAAGCAAGCAGGACGTCTCACTCTGCTCATACTGGAGAAGTATCTGGCTGACCATTTCATAAGCTTGAAGGTCAATGCAATAACTCATAAGATATGCGTACTATCGGACATTGAGCTCAAGGAATACAAGTCGAATCTGAAAGCCGAAGTACTGCCGGTGTGGTTATGTGACCGGCTCCAGAACGACTATAAGAGCGTAACGGTCGAAAATATTCAGCGATTAATTAATACTATCGCTATGAAGCAGGACAACGAGTTCAATCCTCCGCTGGAAGCTATCAGCAGCGTTAAGTGGGATATGATACCGAGGTTCCCTGCCCTCTGCGATATGCTCACCATAGAGCCGGACGACACACTGTCCAGGACTCTCCTCTGGAAGTGGCTCATGCAGACATACTGTATTCTGCACAACACATCAGAGAACGCGTTCTCTGCTGACGGAGTTCTGGTATTCATCGGAGCACAGGGCTTCGGTAAGACGAGACTGCTCGAGAAGCTGGCTCTCAGCCGCGAGTGCTTCGGTGAAGGTCGCTGCTACGATCCTCACAACAAGGATAATAATATCCAGGTAACGTCTAAGTGGATAACAGAGCTCGGAGAGATCGGCTCGACCATGCGCAAGGACACTGATATGCTCAAGGCGTTCATCAGTTCCAGCACGGACGAGTACAGAGCTCCCTACGGGCGTACAGCTATCACCTACCCTCGCAGAACAAGCTTCTGCGGTTCAACGAATGACACACAGTTCCTAATTGACGAGACCGGCAACCGCCGATTCTGGACGATACAGCTTGATAATAACAAGCACATTGACATCGACGGAACTACATTCAAGGACTTCGATGTTCTTCAACTGTGGGCTGAGGTCAAGTTCGCGGTGGATCAGGAGCTCAAGAAGGGCAAGACATACGCGAGCTGCTTCAGACTCGCACACTCAGAACTTAAAGCACTGGAATCACGGAACCGTGAACACGCTAAACTGCTCAAGGGGGAGCAGGAAGTAATGGACATATTATCATTATATGATGATTGTGTCGGCTCGGAATATATCACGATCACAGAGTTCAAGACATCACATCATGAACTTAAGAATTATTCCTCAGCTCAAATCGGAAGGGTTCTAAGTAAGCACGGATACGAACAAAAATTCATAAAAAAAGACGGAAAAACAAGAAGGGCTTATGCGCTTCCATTAGGAACGACTTATCAAGGTGAAAATGCCATAATTTACTGAAATACACAGTAAATACACAGTAAAAAAGCGGCTTACTGTGGCAAGGTTTTGCGCCTATATATCGTTATTTATACTACTATTACACACTATACACAGTAAATTATATATATAGTATAATATAAGGGAATAAGGTATATAGTACTATACTATATAATATACCGTTATAGGGTAAGTATAGGAAAATTACTGTGTATAGTGTGGCTAAATTTATAATTTGCCTATTTATAAGGGATTAAGGGCGCTACTCTAAAAAAATGCTTACTGTGTATTTTCTGTGGCAATGAATGGGGGGTATTTCAGACGCAATTAAGAGATTATCAATCACAACTTATCAACAACATCAGGAACTCACTCGCGTGCGGTCACAGATCTGTTGTGTCGGTGCTCGGGTGTGGCGGAGGCAAGTCAGTCATTCAGGCTGAGATATCAAGACTAGCCACTGCGCAGAGGAACCGAGTACAGTTCCTCGTTCACCGGAAGGAACTCTGTCAGCAGATAACCGAGACGTTCCTGCGGCAGGGTGTCAACATGAATCTGTGCAGTGTGGATATGGTCCAGACTGTAAGCAGGCACCTTGACAGGATCCAGCCGCCGGTGCTCATAATCACCGACGAGGCGCATCACAGTGCCGCTGAGACATACCGACGTATATACCGTGCGTTCCCCTCGGCGTTCCTGCTGGGCTTCACAGCTACTCCGTGCAGGCTCAACAACGGCGGACTCGGTGACGTATATGAGGATCTGATAACGTCAGTATCTACGAAGTGGCTCATTGAGCACTACTACCTGTCACCATACAAGTATTATTCCATGAAGCTGGTCAATACTTCCGGGCTTCATGTTCGTGCCGGTGAGTTCAGAGCTGATGAAGTCGCTGCGCTCATGCAGCGCAAGGAAATATACGGCAAGACCGTCGAGCAGTGGGAACGGCTCGCGAAGAACAAGAAGACCATAGTATACTGTGCGAGTGTCGAATCAGCCGAGGAGACAGCAGCACAGTTCAGGCGCTGCGGTTATGCTGCGGCGTCACTCGACGGCAAGACTCCGCCTGAGCTCCGCAGAGACATCATGGACAGATTCCGCAGCGGCGAGATAAGGATCCTCTGCAACTGTGAGCTGTTCGGTGAGGGGCTCGACGTTCCGGACTGTGAATGCACGGTCCTGCTCCGCCCTACTCAGAGTCTCACGCTGTTCATCCAGCAGAGTATGCGTTCGATGCGGTATATGCCCGGCAAGACAGCTTTAATAATCGACCATGTCGGGAACTGCTACCTGCACGGACTGCCTGACGACAGCAGAGAGTGGACGCTGGAACCTAAGCACAGGCAGGAGAACATCGTCAAGATCAGGGAGTGCCCGGAGTGCTTCGCGGTATATCCCCCGTCGCTCGACGAGTGTCCGTACTGCGGATTCAAGGCGGTACATGAGATACAGCGCAAGGATAAGAAGATCGTCGACGTCGACCTCGTGGAGGTGCGGCGGCAGGAAGACATCAGGAACATTCCGTATCAAGCACTATCCCCTCAGACGTGGGAAGATGTCATCGAGATACAGAGGGCACGGAATTATAAGATACAGTGGGCGGTCAGATATGCTGCGGCTCACGGGATCCCTATACCGAAGAAGTACAGCTATATGAGGGTGGTGATAGGAGTATGACGGAACATGATATCCAGAACGCAATACGCCTGAAGCTCTCCGAGCTCGGCTATGCAGTGTTCAGAATCAACTCGGGCAAGGTCAGAATGGCTGACGGCAGATGGTTTGACACGGGAGTTCCGAAGGGATTCTCGGACCTCATCGCCTGCAAGGGCGGCAAGGTATACTTCCTTGAGGTCAAGGCTCTCGACGGACGTGCGAGTCCTGAGCAGCTCAGCTTCCTGGCTGTCATGCGTGACCGGTACGGATGTGTAGCCGAGATCGTAAGGAGCGTGGATGATGCAGTCAGAGCTGTTACAGGAGATTGAACGTGCAGCGGCTTCGTGCAAGAAGCCTCCGGAAGGGCTGGAACCTGCGGAGAGTATGCTGTACTATATGCTGCTCGGGCTGTTCGCCTGCTACCGTGCCGGCTCGCTCACAGCTGAGACCGGCAAGCAGCATAAGCTGAAGATATATAACATCTATCACAGATACGTTAATGATTATAAGCAGTTCACGGAGATCTGCAAGGAATATCAGCGGCGTATAAGGGAAGGAGCTAAGATATGAGCGAAGAAAAGCCTGTAAGGAAGTTCGTAGAATTACCCGGTGCGAGTAAGAGGCTCGCCGAAGACATCCACAACGCCATCATTGACGGCAGCTCCTACGGAACATATATGTGGAAGAAGGCTGAGAAGGAAGACCGGGAGTACTACGAGAAGTACGGGAGGCACAGAAGGAAGAAATGACACTGGATGAGGCTATCAAGCACTCGCTGGAACTGGTGGACAAGTACGAGCTCATCGCGCCGGAATGTGATATCGTCAGAGAGAATCAGGAGCTGGCGGACTGGCTCATTGAGCTCAGAGAGTTCCGGAAGGAGTTCACCGATGTACGGCAGGCGCGGAAGATCTCAGAATTAATGAAGATGGCAATAACTGACCTATCCGAACAGGGTTCATGCAGTACCTGCCGCTTCTACTTCGACAGATCTGACCGGTGCAAGGTGTGCTACAAGAATAACTATGAATGGCGCGGTTATGCCGCAGTCGCCAAGATGATAGGAGGTAATATGAATGAGGAACCGTGACCGCTATATTCTCAAGAGGAATGAATATGACCTTCTCGTCGACCTAAACTATGAGCTCATGGACGGCAAGAAGTGCATTATCGAAGCCCTCACCGGTGAATACCAGTACGGTGAGGACGGGATGCGGTGTGTATGTTACGGTTACGAGCAATGCAAGGTATGTATACAGGACTGGTTGAATGAGGAGGTATGAGAATATGTACATTAATGGAAAATGGCTGGAAGAACCTGAGATAATCGCTTACATAGCTGAGCTGAAGGACGAGATTAAGCTCCTGAGAGAGGCGCTGTCGAACCACTCGGAGGAAGAGTATGACTAATACAGATATACTGAATATCGAGGATAAGTTCGTAGCTATCAAGCATGAGAACGATAAGCTCAAGGATATGCTTAAGGAAGTACAGCCAATATTGAAGATAGCGTTCTTCGCGAACTACAAGGACCGGAACGCTGCTGACCTACTGTTGACCAGAATCATTGAAGTAGTCGGAAGGGAGATGAACTGATGTACCCAGAACGAAGGAATCTTGACGGAGTATACTTCCGTGTGCTCAGAGACGGGCACTGGACGAATGTGTGCTTCACTGATATGCTGGAGAGTGAGAAGTCCACAGTCCTAGCCGGGAAGTCAGCTGAATGGTGTAAGAATCTCGCACTGGTCCTCGCTTCACAGCTCAGATATATCGGCGACCTATACGATCTAATGAAGGAGTAAATGGAAATGTTCAATATCAAGTGTAATGCAGGAATAATCAATTATAGTCATGTTACAGCAGTCAATATAATCGGCTGCGGTGATGAATACGGAACGCTCACAGCTGTTCTGCCGATGGGTGATGTCGTGTTATTCGAGGGTACTCGCAAGCAGGTCGAGGAAGCTCGCGATCAGCTGTTCGCAGCTCTCATCGACAGGAGTTCCAGCGGCTTCGACTTCGTCGAGTTCGAGGCAGCGCCTCACTTCCCTACCGAGCCGCCGTTCAACTACTGTGGGGAGGATCCTGTCGTATGAAGACACACGAAGAGATACAAGCTCTCGAACGATTAAGAGTTCTCGAGGTAGGTTATGACGGTGGCTGCGGTGAAGTCTACTTCCCTGCTCAGCGTGAGCCCTTACTTGTTATCTGGAGCTTCGGTGAAGGCTGGGAGCACGTCTCTGTCAGCCTCAAGAAGCGCTGCCCTACCTGGGACGAGATGTGCAGGATCAAGGATATGTTCTGGAACGAGGAAGAGACTGTGGTCCAGTATCATCCTCCGAAGAGCGAATATGTCAACAAGCATCCGTACTGCCTGCATTTATGGAGGAAGAAGGGTGAGGACTTCGAGCGACCTCCGAAGTATCTCGTCGGCTGAGGTTAAGAAAAAGGTATTTTATTGATTTAGAAAAGGAGTTAAAAATGGCTGACAATTATATTTCTACATTGCTTAAAATGCTATGGGATATAGAACATACGCCCGAAAAATTAATAGTTCTTGAAGCAAAAATAATAATGGGGGAGGCTGACTATGACTATTCTAAATGCAAATGAGTATATCACGAAAGGCGATGTTATGCAAATCTTGCAAAAAGCATACACAGATGGAAGAATACAAGCAAAAGATGGTTGCGCTTCTGTCCTTGATGATATAGCAGCTATAAAAGCAGACGTACAGCCTATAAAGCATGGGCGGTGGATAGCTGAAAATCGAGATAAAAGAGGATATGCGGATTGCTACACTTGCTCAAATTGTAATAATTACACATATATGTACACTTTGATGAAAAACTGTGAGCATGAATATTGTCCGCATTGCGGCGCAAGAATGGACGGTGATACAGAATGATAGATGAAGGAACGGAACGCATTATTAAAGCAATTCTATCCGATATGCCTGCGAATAGTGAAAATTTTATTGATAAAAACTATGTCAACGACCTGTTTGCAGAATATTTCTGCGGCAAAGATGATTGCAGTGGCTTTTGTCAAAACTGCTATAAAAATCAATTTATAGAGAAGATAATGAATGACAAAGAACATTCATACTGAATGGAGATGATAGCAATAAGAGATGAAGAAAGACTGCAAAAAGCCGCAGAAGCAATGCAAAAGTTAGCGGAACAATGTGGTGTGGCATTGCAGGAAGCGACAGAGAGCTTTGGCAAATTTGCAAAAGCAATAGGTCACGCTGACAAATCATGGTATGAAACGGAATTAAAAGCCATTAAACATAATCGAAGTTTGAATTGGTTTCAGCGGTCAGCAAGAATTAGGCAACTGAAACGCGCAGCAAAAAAAGACGGCATTGAATTAGATATGCCGAAGCGTTAAAAAGGTATTTTTGATGTATGATAATAAGGTAATTTTAACGCTTTAAGGAGGAAATGAAAATGACACTTGATGGGGCTATCAAGCATTATAAAGAAGAAGCCGAAAAATACATGGAATATGGCATTGAAACAGAATGTTATCAGTGTGGCAAAGAAAATGAACAGCTTGCAGAGTGGTTGACGGAGCTTGCAGACATAAAAGACGAAATTGAGTATTGCAGTGGCGATATTAATGAAAGAATTGCTAAAGCGGAGGAAGAAAGAAAATGCTTTAATGATGTTGATATATCGTATAATCAAGGATATATCGAGGGGCTAAGAGAGGGCGAAAAATACATAAACAGAATAAAATTCAAAAAAGAAATACAGGCAGAAATTGATAAAATCTTGAACGGTAATATAGTTGGTATTGAGATTATTGACGGACTGCCTGAATGAATGAAAAGGTAATTTTTGATTAACGAGAAAAGGTATTTTATTGGATTAGCGAAGGGAGAATATTATGGATAATGAAATAAAACCATATTGCGAATATTGTAAATTTAATGGCACATTAGGCTGTCAATCTACACTGATTTGCAAAGACGGCAATAGGCTTTTACTTAACACAAATTTACCAATATGGCAAGAAAAAATCATTCGACAGCTTTATAATATTATAATGGACGAAAAAGAAAAAATAAATAAAGGTGAACCTATATATGAAGATTTTTTTTGTAACAGGTGGCAGACGTAACGGTAAAGAAGTTGACACATTAGTAGATTTATTTAAGAAAATTGATAAGAAAAAAGTTCAAGCTGCATATCGTAAGGCGTATAATGAATCTTTAATATGGGCAACTTCTCAACCAACAATTAGAAATTCTTTCGACGGATGGGCTTATGATATAGACGAAACAATGAAAAGGTAATTTCTACAATTCGGGAAGGAGGTATATATGATGTATGATGAAATGAACGAAATAGTGATATGTAAATACTGTAAAAATAAAACTCTATATGGTGAAATGATATGGCTGAACGGTAAATGTATGTGCCCTAAGTGCTATCTAAAAGAACGTGCAAAAGAAGATAGTAAAGCAATTCAGGAAGGAGGTATATAATGATAGATGAACATAACTCAATGAGAATCGCTGACGATGCCTGCATCGCCTGCGACGCTCTTAAGTCGCTGATAGTAGCGGCACCGTATATTCATGAAGACTATCTTCACGAGAAGCTGGAAGTAGTCAGACGTTGTCTCAGGTTCATGGAATCATTTGAACCCGAGGAATAATAATATTAAGAAATGAGGCTGGAATAATGATAACAAGAAGTAAGAAGATCATACTATATGATAAGGACAAGCTTGAGCTATTCAATAAGGATAACATGAATCTGCTGAATAAGTATAAGATAGACATGGCTGTGCGAGACTTCTCTGAGCGTTCGCAGGAACAGTATATTACGAATATCTATCAGTGGTATGGATTCATACTCAGTTATCAGAATAACCGAAGTGTTCTTGAACTGGAAGACGATGATATCACAGAGTTCCTGTACTACTGTAAGCAGCAGGGCAATAATACCGCTCGCATGAGAACGAGGATATCAATAATATCTGCCTTCTATAAGTTCCTGCGCAAGAAGAAGCTCCTCACGTCGAATCCGACGGAGTTCATCGAGCCGCCGAAGAAGACGGTCCCTGTGATGACTCAGACGTTCCTGTCTCAGGAACAGGTCATCATGATGCGCGAGAAGCTTATCGAGCTGAATGATACACAGCTGAGGTTATACGTCACGCTGTCGATGTCAACGCTTGCGAGAGTATCTGCCATCGCTTCCCTGCGCTGGACACAGATAGACTTCAAGACCTGTACTATCCACAACGTTACAGAGAAGGAAGGCAAGGTCGTAGACCTGTACTTCAACGAAGAAGTGCGCTGCCTATTGTACAAGCTCAAGGAAGAGCGCTCAGCATCCAACAGGAACGACCACGGCTGGCTGTTCTATACAGGACGATGCACTGATACGAGGCATATATCACCTGGAACTCTCGAAGACTGGTGCAAGAAGGTCGGTATGATGATAGGTGTGCCTTCACTTCATCCGCATGACTTCCGTCACTCAGCAGCGACGCTCCTCAGGAATGCAGGTATGAGCCTCGAGGATGTGTCAGTCCTTCTGAATCATGAGTCAACGGACACAACGAAGAAGTTTTACATCAAGCAAGACACACAGAGGATCAACAGCATCAAGAGCAGAATCAATATATAAGTGAGGTGTTGAATATGAATAATGACGAAAGACTGGAAGCATTAGAGAAGAAGCTGGCTGAACTTGAAATTCAGAACAAGCAGCTCATGATGGATAACAGCAAGCTGAAGACGATCATTGCAACGAGTTCCACCGGCAAGCGTGAGCTCGCTTCCCTGATTGACAAGACTAAGTATGAGTATCTGTTCAACTATGACATCGACCACGCTACCGGCGAGCTCGTCCCTGCCGACCTGGAGAGAATGAACAATAACTTCACGAACTATTATCGATACATACTTCAGACACTGATACCGACACCAAAGTCATACAACGGGCAGAAGAATAAGTTCTACTGTAAGAATCCGAACCTCAACGAGCTCACTGAACGGCAATGGAAGATAGTATCTAAGGCTATCCCTCAGCTCGTCGACATAACATTCAAGACGAAGAAGAAGCTGGACAACAGCGACGAACCGCTTCCACTTACTGAATACAAGGAGTGATGAGATCTGACACCGGAAGAATACTTCCAGCAGGTGCGAGGGATTGATATGCTCATTCTCTCGATTAGGGGGCAGCTGCGCGATATGGAAGACGACGTGGATCCTGAGTACATCGAACGGCTCAAGAGTGACCTGGAACGATTCGAACAGCTCAAGCTCAGAGTCCACGACGAAGTCCTCCAGATCAAGGACAACAAGTACAAGGTCCTGCTGATGGAATACTACATCAGGAACCGAACGTGGGAACAGACGGCAATGGCTCTCAACGCCAAGTCCGTGAAGAATACCAGAGAGAACCTGCGAGAGGCAGCGTTCAAGGCATTCGCGGCGAAATTCCCACAGTATTTCACATGAAACAATTAGCATTTCACTGTTTTGACGGTGAAGTGCTAATTGTTTTTAATTTTATCAACCATAATCACCTCAAATCACCTTGTATAGCCAAATTCAATAAATATAATTAAGATAAGAAGGCAGGCGGAACAATGTTATCTGGCTACCTTACCGAGCGGCTCCCTCAACACCTGAGTCGCTCGGCAGCCTCCGCCTTCCCTCCAACATTTCCAGGCTGAGGAGATCTCCAGCCTCTCCTCAGCAGCCTCATAATAACTATGAATGAATTCTATACAAGCGCGGTATGGAAAGCCAAGCGCGCAGCAATACTGAGCCGGGACGAGTATATGTGTGTGAGGTGCAGGAGGTACGGACGTCAGCGACCAGCGACGACGGTACACCACATCAAGCACTTCGAGCAGTTCCCTGAGCTGGCTCTCGATAATGATAATCTTATGAGTCTCTGTGAGAAGTGTCACAACTTCTATCATCCAGAAAAAGCAGAGAAATCGAACAAGTCAAGGGGAAATCATCATTATTTCTGAACCTCGATTTATTGTTAAAATTGTGAAAATTCCCTTGCCCCCCTCTATTTTGAATTCAAAATCGGGAAAATCGAAAA